AAGTCTATATTCATAAAAGACGCAAAAGGCTTACTGCAATTATTCAATGGTTGTAGAATCATAGCAAGAGCAAGTGGACCGAATGCTGCCCGTGGTATTTCAGCCGTGTCAGTGTTAATACTAGATGAGGCAGCGTTCATTGAGGAAGGTGCATCAGTATATGCTACAGCCGCTGCAACAATGGCTTCAAACCCGAAATCAAAGACAGTCATGGTATCAACACCGAATGGTCGAGATGAGTTATATTACAATACATATAGACAAGCCCTTGCTCATGAGAACAGTTTTACTGCTGTACAGTTCAGGTGGTATCAAGACCCAAGATTTAACAAATATCTTGTATGGAGAAAGAAAAATGAGTCTAGCGGAGAATGGGAATATGATGAGGATAAGATTATCGATGACGAGGGAAATGTAGAATACAACGAGGAAAGGTGGGCTGAACTTGAGCATAAAGGTTGGAAGCCTTATGCTCCATGGTATGATGACATGTGCAAACAGTTCAACAATGACTCTATAAAGATAGCGCAAGAGCTTGATGTTTCATTCATGGGTTCAGCTGATAATGTTGTCGCACCAGAGTTTATTGAGATGCAAGAGACCCTTAATGTGAGAGAGCCATTGGAGGATTTCAAAGACCCTCTTGTTGAGGAAACTTGGTTTTGGAAGAAGCCAATTGATGGGCATAGGTACATTTTGGCAGCTGACCCAAGCCGTGGAACTTCAGCAGATAGAACAGCGATTGAGATAATCGATATGGATGGTAAAGATGAAGACGGTTTTCCAATTATTGAGCAAGTTGCCGAATATATAGGTAAAAAACTTGGAGATGATATAGGGGCATTATGCTACCAATATGCTACAATGTATAACGATGCTTTTGTAGTTTTCGATGCCACTGGTGGACAAGCAGATGCTGCAATATTAACTATGTTGCAGTTGGGTTATAAAAACCTATATTATGAGGACATGAATCAGAAAACATATATGCTTCAAAGACCAACAAAGAATTATGATGGATATACGGATAAATTGCCAGGATTCCATTTTCAAGGTAATAGATATCCAGTTCTTTCAAACTTTGCTGGCTTGGTTCGCAACAATGAATTTAAGATACGCTCAGCAAGGGTTATAAATGAGCTGAATACTTGGATTTTTAAAGGGGATAACGCAAGAATGGACCATATGGATGGAAGCCATGATGATTCAATTTGCGCATTGGCAATGGGATTGTTTGTTATGCAATATTCTTATAATAGAATACAAAAGACAGTTAAAAAAGATAAGGCAATTTTAAGTGCCTACATGGTTGGTGGTGGACTTAGTGTTTCTAAAAATAAAAGTAATGGAAGTTCACTTTCTCCGCAAAATGGCTTACCAATATACAATAGGAAAACACTTGAAAAGAATAGCACAATAAATGGTAACTTTATGTGGCTATTTAGATAAAAGGAGCAAAACTTTACTTTTGCTTTAGATTTCATTATTTTTTAAGAAAATATATTTTTAATTAAAATATGGCTAAGAAAAAAAGCACTGTATTTCAAGCATTAGATAGGGCAATTAATGGTAATTGGGCAAGTCAAGACTCATTTACCCCACATATCAATTCATATGATATGGGAAGTGGTGGCAAAAATGATATTATTTATAAAACCACCAATAAGGATGACTATGAGCAAAAGAAACTTGAATTACAACAAGATAAATATCTTAAGGATAGATGGTATAAGGCAAATGTAAATTTGTCCGTGACCGCTTTCGCTGGCCTTAATAACGTGAAACTCATGTATAGGGATGCTGACTTAATGGATGCATTCCCAGAGATTGGCGCAGCACTTGATACTTATGCTGAAGAATCAACTGTTTTAAATTCTGATGGAGGTGTAGTAAAAATTTATTCTAAATCAGAGAGAATTAAAAATATTCTTGAGGATTTGTTTGTTAATAGACTTGATTTACAACTCACAGCTCCAATGATTATTCGTGCAATGTGTAAATATGGTAATCAATTTATGTTACTTGACATTGACCATAAAAATGGTATTAAGGGATGGAAACAATTACCAGTATTTAATGTTGAAAGAATAGAGAATGGCGTTCAGAACCCATACGGTGCTGGTATGTCAATCTCCGTCAATGGTGCTAAAGTAGATGAAAATGATTTATCAACACAATTTGTATGGATTGATGACAATAATTCCCAAACGCCTTTTAGGGATTGGCAAATAGCCCATTTCCGTTTATTGACCAATTCTCTTTATTTACCATATGGAGTATCAGCATTAAATGCAGCAAGAAGGCACTGGAGAATGCTGAGCCTAATGGAAGATATGATGCTTATATATAGACTTGAAAGGTCTGTTGAAAGAAGGGTTTATAAGATATTCGTTGGGGCTATTGATGATGCTGATGTGCCAGCATATATGGAACAGATAGCAAATCAGTTTAAGAGAACTCCAATTATTGACCCAATGACTGGACAAGTTGACTTAAGAAAGAACATTATGTCAATTGATAATGATATATTCATTCCAACAAGGGATGAAAATGCTCCAACGCCGATTGATACATTGCCAGCGGCACAGAATATGACAGCATTGGATGATATTAAATTCGTCCAAAATAAGGTTTTAACGGCATTAAGAATACCTAAGTCATTCCTTAATTTTGAAGAAAATGTAGGAGATGGTAAAAATCTTGCATTGATGGATATTAGGTTTACAAGACTCATCAATAGAATACAACAAGCATTTCTAATGGAACTTACAAAGGTGGCTACAATACATCTTTTCTTATTGGGATTTGCTGATGAACTGACTAATTTCACATTATCAATGAACAACCCATCAACACAAGCTGAGAGTCTTGAGATTGAGAATATGCAAAAGAAAGTTGATGCAGTAAGAGATGCTGTGTCAGACCCAGGAAACGGACTTCCACCAATGTCAATGACAAGGGCACTTAAAGATATAATGAAATGGTCTGAGAAAGAAATCAAGGAGAACTTTGAGGAACTTAGATTAGAAAAAGCTATAGCAGCCGAGCTTGAAAAGACAACACAGATTATCAAGAAAACTGGTATCTTCGATAAAGTTGATAGAATATATGGAGAGCCAGGAGCGGAATATGCTGACGAACAGCAAGACCAAGGTGGCATGGGCGATGATGGCGGCATGGGCATGGGAGGCGGAGGAGGTATGCCTCCAATGGGCGATGCTGGTGGTGGCGACATGGGGCTTGATGGTCTTGGTGCGCCAGGAGCAGAAGAAGGTGGAGATATTTCTGGCTCCGAAGGCTCCATCCCAACTGCTGACATGGGAAGCGGTGGAGATGTAGGAATGGATACCCAAGCTGAACAACCTATGGAATCAAGAAAGAATAATAAACCATTAATCAATGAGGAAAATGATTTATTTGATAAATACCTTTCAAAAATTTCGAAAAAAGGAAACCCCAAAAAAGAGGTGATGGTTGAAAGAGCTAAAATATATGATGCTGATTCATTATTGATAAATGAAGAATTTGATAAGATGATTAATGCCCTTGGCAAATTTATAGATGATTCAAAGAAATAGCAAAAACATTAAAGGCGTATTAAGTTGCGCCTTTTTTGTTTTGTTAGATATTTATAATAAAAATTTAATTTTATAAATGTTGTATATAAAATATGAAAAAAAGTAATAAATATACAAAGGAGTTTTCCAATTACATGTCAATTATGAACGAAGCCCTAAAGAAGGGTGACTTTGCTGTATATGAATATGCAAAGCAGATGCTTGATGAAACTATTGATGATTGTAAGGAGGAAAAGAAATTAATGAATGAGATGAAAACCGTTAATTTCGGTAAGCTTAACCATATATTCGAAGAGGCACTTCCAACATTGCTGAAGACTAATAAAAAGGCTGTTAAAAATGTCATAAAGACTATTAAGGAAGATAAAAACTTAATGGGAGAGTTCAATTTTTACAATCTTATTAAAAAAAGTAAGTCAAATATTATTGAAGGCATTTCATGCGATGAAATTCTTAAACAAATAGAAGAAACAGTTAACAAGGCAATTGATAAGTCAACCATTAAGGAATCAAATAAAAAATTGATGAATGTGATGGTAAAAAGCGGTGTTGTCCCATTGTCAAAAATTGATGAGGAATCAAACAAATTATATGAAAACGGAAATAAGCTGTTGGTTAACGAATCAAAACTAACTAATTTATTTGACATGCAAAGGAGTAGAAAAAGTATCTCTAACTATATGGAGTCACATATGAATGATGTTATTAAGGAGAGTACGAGCCCAGAGAAATTGATTTCTGACTATGAAAATAAATTAAAGGAAAACCTTACCGAGTCCGAGATATCTTTTGTTCAGCAAATAACTGATTTCAGAACACCAATTGCTGAGCAGAGAAAAGAGAAATTGTTCAATAAACTTAAGAATGAATGCATTGGAAAAATTGATGAAATGCTTAAGGAAGATTCTGATAATTCGGAATTAAAAGCTTTAAAAAGTCAACTTGAGGAACAAAAGTTTAATAAGGACAGCATTGTTAAGGATGTGGCTAAATTGCTTGAGATAAGGGATATATTAATGGATGACTAAAATAAAGAAATAGTGATACACCAAGTGGTTATGGTAAGAAGAATAGATGACATAGTTAATGAACAAATTAATAATTTGATAGAAAGTAAGCGCAATATGTTAAGGGAATATAAAAACCCTAATGACAGAGATACAGTAAAGGTGTGTACAGACCAATTGGAAAACCTTTATAACAGCATAATTGAAAGAGGTAATTCAAGGCATGATTATGCTATTGAAAGACTATCTAAAATCATTAGGGAATTAAGAAAGATAGAAAGATATTTTTCATAGTGATTTTTTTTTTATTATTATTTTTAAGGAATCTTTATGTGTTGGGGGGCTAAGTGATTTAGTCCCCAATTTTTTGGTTTTATAGTTAAAAAAACTTATATTTTATAAAATAATGTTAAAAAGAATTATGGAAAAAATAAAGAGACTAAATAGGGAATTTAACCTTGACATAAATGATAATATGTTATTGAAATATGGCACAGCAAATAAAGATAATCCAATTGTTCTTTATGTTTCTGGCAAATGTTGGGTTACCCCAATTAGATTGGGAAAACATAAAGAAACCTTAATAAATAGTCAAAATGTTTTCATTGAATCAATAAAGAAATATTTATGCAATGGCTATGATTTTAATGACAGATTCATTCTTGATTATGATGTCAGCCTTGAGAATTTAAAAATCGGCTCAAAAAAATACCTATCATTTGATTTATTCATTAAACAAATCAATGTCACTAATATAAAAGAATTAAAACCTATGATGAGTGATAAGGTTGGAAAAATGGTAAAACACTTGGTTGAAAACCTTGAAAACAATGGTTTTTTGGTTGATAAAACAAAGAAAATAACACAAGTCTAATATTTATAAATAAACAAAAAAAGCATATATGAAAAGAATTATTAGGCTTACTGAAAGCGATTTACGTAATATAATTAAAGAATCAGTTTCAAAATTATTAAGGGAAGACGTTCTTGGAGACGATTGGAGAGAAACAGAATCTCCATATAACAATTATGAACCTTTTGAAGACCAACTTGATGGAATTGAAAATAATCATGATTGGGGCGTACAAGGTGAGGAGAATTTTGACCCAACGGAATATGACCCAGAGGCATATATGGAGTATGATGACCATGACCCAAGCGATAATGAGCTGTATAACTATGGACATTTCTAAACTTAATGAACACGACAATCATTATACGCAATATTCTGATATTGAAAATGAGTTGATAGAATATGCCCCTTATTTTGAAGATAAGGTGGTAATGCTTT